GCTAAAGAAAAGGCTGACCCAATGGGCATGGCACGTGACGCTATGGATCAAGTATCCGATGGCCGAGCATTTGTTGATTTCACTAAGATTATGAACGGTGTTGATGTTAAAGACTTTACTGACCGCTCTAAAGAATATGTACTTACAATGCGCAAGCTCATGCTAACTGATGAATTCCTTGACGCAGACGCTAAGAAGCAGAACCGATTACTCAAGTTTGTTAAGAAGGTACTCGATAACGTAGAACGACGTTACGCACTAGACCAAGCTACACAATCTCAAGGCGTTGAAGCATTAGACCCAAGCCTACCATTCCCACCACTACAGCCGTTTAACCCTCAGACACAAATGGGACAAGGACAACCTGGTTCAATGGCACCTGGTGGCGCACCTGCTCCTGGTGGAATGCCTGCACCTGGCGGAATGCCTGCTCCTGGCGCACCTGGAATGCCTCCTGGTGCCTTACCCGTAAGCGCACTACAACAAGGTGCACCTGGCGGAGCTATGCCTGGTGGTTTAACTGGTGGAATACCTGCACCACAAACTGGAACTGGACTACCTAATATGGCTAATCCTGGCGCAGCAGCCCCACAAAACCCCTCTCAACTACCTGTGGTATAATAAGCCTATATAACAAGGAGTTTAGCCCATGAACCCTACACTCGATAGCATTGTAGAGCAGGCACTTGCCGAAACAGAACCAACTAATCAGGAGGTTGTTAAAGATGTGGACGAAAGCACAGCTGAAGAAGAAGCAGTTGAAACGAATGACACAACTACAGAAACAAAAGAAGCTGACGAAGCTGCAGAATCTGAAGCAGATGAGAATGCAGAAACTAGCGAAGAAGCAGATGGTGAAGAATACACAGCTGACGATATAGTTGCTGATGAGGAAGAGGAAGTATACGAAGAACCTAAAGTAGAACAACCAAAGGAAGCGGCTACTAACTTATCCCCAGAACAAGCATACATATTTAATAACCTACCCGACATCAATGTGCAGGCAGCTGACGGCAAATACTACACAATTAAAGTACCATCACAGCTACCAGCAGACTTTGAGTTTGCTAACAAGCGTGAAGAGATTATCTTTAACCAAAATGTTGCTGCACAAGAACTTAACGCACGTGATTTACAAAACCAGTACAAGACACAAGAAACGCAACGACAAGGCACTGAGTTCCAAGAAAAGGTTAATCAAAGCGTACGTAGTGACGTAGCTGAGTTGCAGCGTGAAGGTATATTCCCTAAATTCAAGACTCCAATTGACAGCCCTAACTTTGAGAAAGACCCAGCAGCAGTTGAGATGCAAGCAGTCCTTGACCTTATGGAAACACGTAACGCTGGTTATTTAGAGCAAGCACAAAAGGGTCAACCATTTAGGTTTGTTGGTTTTAAAGAAGCCTATGATATTTACACAGCACAGCAAGCACGAGCTGAACGACAAAGTAATGTCCGTAAAGAAGATAGCGCACGTAAGACTATTGCAAAAAAGTCTAGCAACAGCGCAGGAGCATACGAACCAAACATTGTTAAGCCTAGTGTACGAGCTGGAACAACTACACGCGATCTACTAGCTGAAATAGACGCGATGGAATTTTAATATGAAAACTATACCATTAACTAAGGGTTATGAAGCAATAGTTGATGATGAAGATTATAAAGAATTGTCTAATTATAAATGGCAATATCATTATGGTTATGCAAGACGTGCTTCGTATGATGATAATGGTACTTTTCATTCTATATTTATGCACAGAGTTATAAACAAAACTCCTAATAATTACGAAACTGATCATATAAATAGAAATAGATTAGACAATCGTAAAGAAAATCTTAGAACAACTACCAAATTGGAAAATTTACAAAATAAATCCATATATTCTAATAATAAATCTGGTCATAGTGGCATAACTTATTTTTCTATTAAAAGTAAATGGAGGGTTAGAAAGCAAGTAAATAATAAATCAATTTTTGTTGGTTATTTTGATACACTAGATGAAGCAATTAAAGCAAAGAAAGAGAGGATAGAGTCATACATTTAAATTGGATACTATCAATACTAGCTATTATCGAAGAACGTGGTAAGCACCTTGCAGACGAGGAAGCTATATACCTTAGTGAAAAACTACCTTTAATGACACACCCACACCGTTACTTGGACGCAAAGGTAGCAGTACAAAAACTGCTTGATGAAGTTGGTCATTACAAGAGCAAAAAGTAACTCTCTTGCAACTCGTTACTATGTAATGTAAAATGTAACTAGGCAATTACAGCAGCCCCCTAAATCAGGGCTGTTTTTTATTTGCGATAAATAAATTAACAAGGAGCTATATATGGCTGGAATGGTATTTACCGATAGGGTTCAAGACATTACCTATCAAAAGATATTACCTTCGATTGTTGACCAGATCAACAACAGTAACATCTTCCTAGCTCGTGTTCTCAGCAAACCTGGAACATGGCTTGGAGTAACAGAAAACCAACCAATTGAGACTGCAAACAGTACAACTGGTGGTTCATTCAGCGGCATGGATACATTTCCTACGGCTGCAACAAACAATACTCGTTTAATGACATGGTATGTGTCAGCTTACGAGCAATCAGTTGTTGTACCTGGAATTGAAGCTGCTGTAAACGCAAACAACGAACGACAAGTTCTTCGATTGCTTGCAACTCGTATGGACGAAGCTAAAATCTCGGCTATGCAAAACATTGGTCAAATCTTCTACGGTCTTGGTGCTGGAAAAGACTTTGACGGATTAGGTAACATCGTAGATAACGGTACTTCTACTGCTAGCTATGCTGGTGTTACTCGAAGCGGTAACGCATTTATCAACGGTGACGTAACAGCTGTTACTAACGGAATCATTACTCTTGATTATCTATCAAGCGAATTTGACAACGTAAGTGCTGCTGGTTCTTCAAGCGAAAGCCCAACAATCGGTCTTACAACTAAGACTATCTGGACTTACATTGAAGGTCTTATTCAGCCAATGGTATCTGCACGATACGAAACTATGCAACTTCAGGGTTATGACCGCATCGACGGTAAGACTCCAAACGGTTCTGTAGTATCTGGTGCAAAGACAACTGGTATAGGTGGCTTCAACGCGTTAGTTTATCGCGCACGTCCACTTGTAGCAGACGACAATGCAACATCTCAGACGTTCTTCTGGCTTAACGAAAACTATCTTGAATTCAAGAGACTTATCGACTCAAGCCTACGTCAGATTCCTTCAACTGTTGAAGTTACTGAAGGTTTCTATAAGGACGTTCCAATGCCAAGTGCATTCCAATTCCGCGAAATGATTGCGCCTGTTAACCAGTACGGACAAGTTGGTCTCTTGCTCCTTATGGGTAACTTGATACATCGACAACCTCGACGTAACGGTAAATTAACTGGAATCACATCTAACTAAGGTTAGTAGAAAGGATTTTTTATCATGGACGTAGGTATTCGAACTTTAGCTGAGCAGGACATAAATACTCTTGCTACATCTCAACAAACACAACTTGGTGGCGTTGGCGTCACTGCTGATGGACGTCGTTTTCGCTACGTTTCTTTCGGTGGTGCTTCAACTATCGCACCAGGACAAGTATTAGTTGCTAACACAACTAATGTTAACTATCAGGGACTAACTATTCCAGCTGTTGGAACTGGTGGTCAAGTAACTGCTAACCTAGCTGTAGGTGCTACTTCAATTGTTATCACAAACGGTGCAACTGCAGTAACTGCTGATCAGTTCAAAGAAGGTTATCTTGAAGTACTAGTCGGTTCATCTGGCGCAAGTGGTGCTTATTCTTACAAAGTTAAGGGTAACTCAGCTGCTGCAGCTTCAGGTTACATCACTGTATACCTAAGCGAACCACTACGAAGCACAACTGCATTAGTAGCTGGTACAGATACTGTAAACCTTAACGTAAGTATCTATAGCTCAGTTGTAGCATCTGCTACCGCTGGTGTACCTGTAGGTCTTACAGTACTTCCTGTGCCTAACACTTCATCTGTTACTAACTACGGTTGGGTCCAAACTCATGGTCCTGCTGATGTTCTTAACGATGCTGGTGGTACTATCACCGTTGGTGGTGGTTTTGCACAATCAGTAACTACAGCTGGTTCTGTTGTTGCATCAACTGCATCAACTGCTCCAATCATTGGTATCACTCGAAAAGCTATTTCGGCTTCAACAGTTGGTCCAGTAGTTCTAAACATTTGCTAAATTAAATCCTTTAAGGAGGGGTACTTATGGCAATTATCAATAAAAACCGCCTAGTAGAGAAGTACATACAAGTTATCCGTTTGGACGGCTTGAATACAAACAAAAACGTAAACGTTGGTATCGCAGCGGGTGGCTCAACAGCTACCCTAAGCGTTGGTACTGGTGGAATTAACACTACTGGAAGCGTATCTGCAGCATCTGTTGCAGGTTCAACTCCAATTAGCCATTCACCTGTTGCTATCAACGCAACTGCTACAGCAACTGCAGCACAAACTGCAACTGGATATATTACTTCCACTTCAGCAGCAGCAGTTGGCCTAACTTTACCAACGGCTACAGCTCTAGCTACACAGCTAGGTGCAGTACAAGGAACAGTATTTGATCTTTACATAGATAACACAGCAGGTGCTAACACAGTTACTGTTACAGCAGGTTCAGGAATGACCGCTTCAGCAGTAGCACAGGTAGCAACTTACGGTGTACCTACATTTGGTCTTATGACTGTACCATCAGGTACAAGTGGACAAGGTTGTTTCCGATTTGTTTTCTCTTCGGCTACAGCTTGTACATACGCTAGAGTATTCTAGTATAAAATTAAGGATTATATGCAACAAGCAGGGCGCGAACTCACCAGTATAGACTTACGTGTAGTCACCAATGACAAGCAGGACTTTTTAGGTTCTACTGGTCAAACAGGTGATGGACGGGTATTCCGATACGTTCAGAATGGGAGTGTTGCTCAACCTTCGGGTACCCTGCTTTGTACGCCATATACAACTAACTTTGTTGGTCTAACAGTTGCTGCAGCTTCTGCGACCAACATTGGTCAAAATGTATATGAATTAAAAGTACAATTAAATGGTACTGCAGTAGCCGCCAATGAACTTATGGACGGTGAAGTAGATATTTTGACTGGCACGGGTAAAGGTATTAGTTATCGAATACGTGGAAACAACGCAGCTGGAGCAAATGGTATAGTTACTCTTTCACTTTACTCACAGCTGCTATCTGCTGTTTCTGCTGGTTCGATAGTTAATCTTGGTTACAGTCTTTTTTATAATTTGACTACAGATGTTGCATCAGATCAAGTTGGTAGTAGCACTAATAAACACTTTGTTGGTGTCGTGAGCGCTCCACTTGGAGCTTTACAGTATGGCTGGATACAAACTCAAGGTCGTGGTTTAGTTCTTAGTGATGGCAAATATTATAATGGTACTTCAGTTGTATCGGGTGCTATTCCTAAAGGTTACTCACTTGTTCCTAGCAAATCTAATCCTGGACAAGTTACAGGCTCAAACCCTCTGTTAGACGCGGATAAGCAGCTTATTGGATATGGACTAGAAAATCCTTACACTACTGCTGCTGGTACATTATTTCCTTGCGACATATCTATTGAGTAACAGATACAAAAGGCTGCGATGTGTGGTCTTTTATGTCTGTGTGGTATAATGCTGGTAATGAACAGAGAAACTTTGGAACAGCTGAAAAGCGAAGCAGAGCAGAAATGGAACGACTTGCAGGAGGAGCTAAAGCGCCTTCAGGGTGAACATCGCATACTGACGAAACTCATAGACGAATGGGTAGAGCC